AGGATGACGAGCCGCTGGTCGATGCAATATCCACTGTGCTGGTGATGATGAACGGCAGAGAGGACGCGGCGCAATGACCCCCGTGCATTGGGTGAGTACCTACGACCACGAGTCGAAAGAGCACATCGACTACGCCTATACATCTGAGGTCAAGGCTGTCATCGAGAAGTTGCCCGCAGGATGGGTGCTGTGCATTGATGGCAAATGGGTGGCGCGTACCGCCCAAGGACTACGTGCGGACTTTGATTCAAAAGACGAAGCACTATCATTTTTAACCCTGCTCGTAAGCGCAGGAAATTGAGGAGAACACCATGAGTACTAGCGGTACTTTATTTTGGCGGTTTGCAATGGGCACAAACGGCATCGAACCATGCTGGGAGGTGTACCAGCGCCGAGAATTGAGACTGGCACCAATACTTGTGGCGTATGCCAAACGCGCTAAAGATGGCGGCTGGTTCGTGCGTATCGGCAACGTGAACCGCGACCCGTCATCCGAAAAGATATACATTGATGAGAATGTGTTTCCGCCATCGTTTATGACGAGCATGCTTCACATGACGCACACACCTCCAGGAGATTGACATGGGATACAGATCAGATGTAGTGGCAATTGTCTATGCGATACACGAACCATTCGCTGGGCAAACGGTGTTTGCCATTGACAAAAAAAGATACCCCCTACTCAAAACTTTGATGAACACGACATTCAAAGACATCACAGAGATGTGGGGTAGGCATTTCAAATGGTATGACAAAGATGGGGTGCTCGCATTCAACGTTGAGTCCATCAAGTGGTACGACAACGACCGAGACATAAAGGCGTTTGAGAAGTTTCTAAAAGAAATTGAGCGCTGTGGGTTTGAGTATGAGTTTACTCGTGTCGGAGAGAACCGCGATGACATAGAGACACACGAGTCCTCCAGAGCCCTTGGGTTGGTTCAAGTGGAAACAAAAATTCGGATTGATATATGAAAGGCACATCATGGAATTAACTGCACAACAACTGAAAGAGCGCGACCCCAAGCGGTTCGAGCGAGAGTTATACAGGTGGCAAGAGCATTGCCTATGGGATGAATGGTATGACACCGTAGAGCAAAACTTCACCGATGAGATGGCGGCACGCGGCATACAGGTAGACAAGATATCGTTCAGCGGTTTCTATTCGCAGGGTAGCTACGCCAGCTTTGACGGCAAGGTCGTTGTCCACAAGTGGATGGCGGCTGAAACCTATGACGCTGGGCAGACCTATGCCGAGGCATTCCCTGCGCTGTACTTGGCCGCTGAACAAGATAGGTCGGCGTTGTTTGTGAGTACGAGTTACAGGGGCAATACGCACTTCAATTTCGAGGTGAATTTTATTGACACCCAACCGGCTGGGATATTCCAACATCTTGACGAGGACGCATGGCGTGAGTTGGTTGTACAGCAAGATGACGCATCGAACCTGGAATCTAATATTAGATGGTTTATTGAATCAAAGAACAACGAGTTGTTCAAGCAACTGCAAGACGAGTACGAGCACTTGACGAGTGAGGAATCATTCCTTGAGTCATGCGAAGCAAACGAAGTAACTTTTAACCTGGAGAACGACGATGAAGTTTGTAATTAAGTTTGAAGACCATCAGGTCATCTTGAACGAGGCGCAGTTGACTGTGTTTATGAAGGCACTCTCGGGGGCCGAGGTGCTGGTTGACCACAGGGTAGACAAAGGCAACGGAACCCACGGATATGACATGAGTTACATCCACAACATCGGCACCTTGTCCGCTACTGCCATCCGCGCAACTGTGTTGGACGAGACCACCTACGGCGCAATTAAATTTATCACTGCACAAGGAGCTAAAAATGACTGATAACGTAATGGCTGGCGTAGCACGCGCCGCAATGTTGGTTGACCTGCAAATCTCGATCTACTCGGGCAAGAAGCAGGACAAGCGCACACAAGACGAGGTGACCACCTCCAAGGGGTCGGGGTCTAAACGCGCCGCCTCTGTGTACAAGAACCTGTTTGCCGAGTGCAAAGAGTTGGACGAGATCACCAAGTTCCAAGCACGGGCCCGCACTGAGCACTACCGCTTGACCCAACCTTGGAATGACTATGGTGCGCGGCTGTTGCCCACCGCACTGTTGCAGGACTACAGCAAGACGATCGACCGCTATCGTGTGGAGTTTGATCGCTTGGTGGATGTGTTCCTCAACAAGTACGACCTGCTGGTTGCCGCCGCCGCGTTCCAGTTGGGCTCACTGTTCAATCGCTCAGAGTACCCAAGCCGTGCGCAGGTTGCCCGCAAGTTCCGCATGGAGGTGTCATACACACCACTGCCTACCTCTGGTGACTTTCGCTTAGATGTTGAGAGCGAGGTGCAGCGTGACCTCATACGGCAGTACGAGAAGCGCTTAGAGGTGCAGTTGCAAGCCGCCGCCCAAGATTCATGGAGCCGACTGCACGATGCGTTGCACCGCCTGAGTGACCGCTTGGTGGTTGAGGAGGACGGCAAGAAGCGCAAGTTCCACGACACCATGGTGACTGGTGCGGTTGAGTTGTGCGAGTTGTTGACCCAGATGAACATAACCAAAGACCCTGCGCTGGAGAAAGCTAGGCGTAAGTTAGAGGAGGTATTGTCCGGGGTAACGCCTCAAGAGTTGCGTGAAGAAGATGGCACCCGCATCTTGGTCAAGCAGAAGGTCGATGAAATCCTGGGCGCATTTGATTGGGGAGTAGACGATGGCAAAAACGATGACGATTCGAGTCACGGGTTGGGGGATGCTTGATGCACAAAGGCAACTCGACAACTGGATGTACAGCAGACCCAAAAGAAAGGACACGATGAAAGATGAAGAACGAGAGTACAGATACGAAGAACGCGATGGGGGGTTTCTCCTCAAGTGTTGGCATGACGGTCGGGAGACTACGACCAGAGGCCACTATCACGAGCGCCCAGCGTGGCTTGAGCCAATCCTCGCTGTGGCAAAGATCAACGGGTCGGCGAAGCGGGTTAAGGAACCTCCGCCAGATTTTATTTGCTGGTTTCGCACCACTGCATCCGGCGCACTCACCGAGTTTATTGAACTGGAATGACATGACATACGACAACCTGACCGACCAAGAACTTTTACGCCATGTTGACGGCATGACGGGGCTTACCAAAGTCCTTGCTGAACGTCTTGAGATGCGCTTGAGAGACATCGAGGAACTTGAGCATGCGCTTGGCAAGCGACTGCCCAAGGACGACAACAACCCCGCGCAGATGCGCTTGTTCTAACCCCCATCTAATATTAGACGGAGCACAACATGCCTGATATGCAAACAGCACTCGCAAACGTTTTAAATAGTTGGAATCAACCAGAGATCAAACCCGTGAACACAACTCAACCAGACAAACGCACCCACCTCATTAAATTTGTGCCGACCAACAACGTTACGCGCACCACTTTTAACTACATCAAGCTGAACCCAGGGATTACTGGCGGAGAGGTAAGCCGCGCTCTCGTGGCGCAGGGGTTTAAACAGGGTTCCACCTCGTCTGTGATGACACAGTTGCTGGCGCATGGGCAGATACGCCGGGATGCCGAGCGAAAGCTATATGCGCTAGTGGACGAATATGTCCCGATCAAGAATTCCGCAAAACGCAAAGCGGCCAAATCTGCAAAAGTCAAGGCGGTCAAGGCGGTCAAGGCACCCAAGCCAGCGGCACCTGAGATCAAGCCCGCAACAGATGTGGGCGTGATGCTGTCCACCATGTCCATCACCCAGGCTCGGGCTTTGTACGATGAACTCAAAAAGATCTTTGGTGGTTGACATGAAAGCCATATTGGAATTCACATACCCGGAAGATCAGGACAAGTTGCGGCATGCCCTCAACGGCACCAAAGCCATACACGCATTGACTGACATTCAAATGACGGTGCGTAGCTACTTCAAGCATGATGCCGACCCATTGATGGTGCTGGCGCTGGTCAGGGACTTAACCAACACAGCGCTCAACGAGTGCGGGGAGGAATGATGGAGACTATCGTTGTAACGATTCTGTTGGGCGGCATAGGGTTCATTGTCTGCGGCTTTGTGCTGATTGGGCTGATGCACCTGTGGTTCTGGATGGACGAGAACGAAAGGGGGGACAGATGAAGCCATACGGATATGTCCGCAAGGAGGGGGGAGGGGTATTTATCTATGGGGAACATCAGTTTCAAAACCCAGATGATTACGACCTTGTGCCTATTTACACCAAGGATGCGTTTCTGCAACTCATCAAAGAGATACGCCCCGCGATCAAGCCGCTTGAGGGGATGGGCAAAGGCAAGACCACGCATGAATGGTTTGACATTTTGGTAGCCGCCATTGAGGAGGCGGCATGACCCCGCGAAGCTTTGATATTGACACCTGCAAAGAAGTTGTGGGGGATGCGCGTATGCGAACCATCGAAGCCAAGGCACGACAAGATGCTGACAACGGCGTTATGGATGCACCAGCAATAGTAAAGGGGACGTACTGGGATGGGGTGTATTCAGTTATGGAGGCCGTTGTGTACATAACAGCGCACGATAAACGATTGGCCCGGATTCAACGGATGAAGGAGAGAGCATGAAAGTACATCACCTCAAAGATTGGGACGTCACAGCCATGCTCACTCATGCAAGAGAGCGCATTGAGCCGAAGGAGGCGTGTGTCGTGTTGTTCTACGAAGACGGCGAACTCAAAACGCTTTCATCAAACGTGACCAACCAACACGCCGTGTGGATGTATGAACTCGCAAAGCTGATGACGGTACACCAATGCGTATCGCACGAAATTTAGGAGAGAACATGAAAGACGCAGAGGACGAAGCATTTGAGCAGTTGGCCTTGAAGCAGGGCCAATGGGAACACACCAGCGGCTGGCGCAAGCGGCAGATCGAACAGGATTTTGCCAACATTGATGACGCAAACAACCGCAAGCGCAATGACATTTTGGAAGAGATAGCTACGGAGTTGGAGGCAGAGGCCAAAAACTTTGCTCAGTACATTCGGGGGATGAAGCGATGACTGAAACACAAATGCTGGTGGTGGTTGGCACAATTTGGATAGCCCCACACCTCGATGAACGGTTTGGAATGATTGTCGGCACAATTATTTTAATTGTTGCCGCTTGCAAAGGATTGGGGTGGACATGAAACTAATTGAACTGCATTGGAGTTTCACCAAAGGTGAAGGCTCTGTTAAATACACAAAGACGTTTGACGAAGTGGACAAGATTGTTCAGCTTGATATGTTGCAGGACTGCATTGTTGATTTGGAAAACAAATACGCCGCCGTACTGGCGCAACCTTACGGGAGCAAAACAAATGAGTAAATGGGACAGCCATAGAGGCAAGGGCAATACCGCCTTCAACATGCTGGCGCAGGCTGGTGATGTTGCAAAGATGACACGCGAACACAATACGTGGATGCACGAACGCGGGCAACTGTGTTGGGTGTGCCAGAAAGAATCCCGCCCACAACAAGGATGCGTACTCAACCTAAAGCCAGGGTTTAAAAAATATGTATGTAAACCCTGCGTTGATGCGCGTAGCGCAAAGGAGAACGCATGAAAGCAAGACAAGTGTTTCAAGCATTGATGTCCTCAAAGGGATATACACATGCTGATTTGCACATGACAGGCGACAAGTACACCAACCCCGCTATGCAAAACAGGTGGAATTATTTTCTGGCGGGCTGGGAGATGCGAGGTGTGATTTGAAAGGTGGAGCACGACCGGGCAGTGGGCGCAAGCCCACACTGATCGATGAACGCCGAGCACTCGTACTGCATGAGCAAGGCGAGTCAATGCAAAAGATTGCCGAGCGGTTCGGTGTTAGCCTACAGGTAATCAAATACTTTTTTAAAAAGCGGAGAAAGCAAAATGGACAAACACGTTAATGTCACCAGAGCAGACGACATGCAAGTCAGCGGCGACCATTACAAGAACATGGCCATCCAGCCGTGGGAACTGATGGAGATGGTGTTGACACACGCAGAGTTTGTGGGCTACCTCAAGGGCAACATCATCAAGTACAGCCTGCGGGCCGGGCGCAAAGATGGTAGCGATGACTTGGGGAAAGCGCGACACTACATGATGAAGTTAAAGGAGATACAAAATGGCCGCAACACCTGAGTCCAAAGTCAAGAAGAAGGTACACGCCACACTCAAGTCCTATGGTGCCTACGCGGTGAACTACATCGGTGGGCAGTATGCCAACAACGGAACCCCAGATATATTGGCCTGCCTCAGTGGGTTCTTCATCGGCATAGAGTGCAAGGCTGGACGCGGGGTGCCCACTGCCTTGCAGATCAAAAACCTGCGCGACATTGCCAAGGCCGGTGGGCTGGCGCTGGTCATCAACGAAGATAATCTGGCTTACCTGGAGGCATCTCTCAATGACATCAAATACGCCCAATCCAATTACCACGCTTTTGCAGTCGAAGCGCAAGATGAGTGATGCCGAGCGCAAAATCATCCAACGGCGAGAGCGCGACCGCGAACGCAAACAATTAAAGAAGCCCCCCAACCCATGAACCTTATTACGTTGGACTTTGAGTCCTACTACGACCAGGAGTTCAGCCTGTCCAAGCTGACCACCGAGGAGTACATTCGCTCCCCGCAGTTTGAGACGATCGGCCTGAGCATCAAGCAAGGCGATGGGCAGGTGCGGTGGTACCCCCAGCCCCAGGTAAAGGATGCCGTGGCCCAGATCGACTGGAGCAATGCGGCAGTGCTGGCTCAGAACATGGCGTTTGATGGGGCCATCCTCAACTGGCGGTATGGGGTGAAGCCGAAGATGTGGCTGGACACCCTGAGCATGTCGAGGGCACTGTTCCCGCACGAGAAGTCACACTCCCTGGCGGCGCAAGCCGAACGCGCTGGTCTTGAGGCCAAGGGGGACGAGGTGCACCGCGCCAAGGGCAAGCGGTACGCGGACTTCTCCCCTGAGGAGTTGGTGAGTTACGGGGTGTACTGCGCCCATGACACCAACCTTGCATACCAGTTGTTCAACATCTACGCGCCGAGTTTCCCCAAGCTGGAGATCAAGCTGATTGACTTGACCCTGCGCATGTTCATTGAGCCCGTGCTGGAGTTGGACAAAGCGCGGCTGGTCAAGCATCTGGAGGATGTGAAGGAGCGCAAGCAAGATCTGCTGGACAAGGTACGCGACCAGATGCTGGCCGACATGCAGCCTGACTTTGTGCATATGATTTTCTCCGAGGGCACCGCAGGTATCAAGAAGCTGCTCATGTCCAACGAGAAGTTTGCCGAAGCCTTGCGCTTGCTTGACGTGGAGCCCCCGCTCAAAATAAGCCCGACCACGGGCCGGATGGCCTATGCGTTTGCCAAGACGGACGAGGCCATGAAAGAACTGGAGGAGCACCCGGACATGCGGGTGCAGGCACTGGTGGCGGCGCGTGTGGGCAACAAGACCACCCTGGAGGAGACCCGCACCGAGCGGTTCATATCCATGGCAAGTCGCGGGGCGTTTCCGGTACCCCTGCGGTACTACGGGGCGCACTCAGGGCGCTGGTCGGGCCAGGACAAGATCAACCTCCAGAACCTGCCAAGCCGTGGCGTGGACGCCAACGAGATCAAACGCGCCATCCTGGCACCCAAGGGGTACGTTGTGATTGACTGCGACTCCTCGCAGATCGAAGCGCGGACGCTGGCTTGGCTGGCTGGGCAGGAGGACTTGGTGACGGCGTTTGACAACAAGGAAGACGTGTACTCCATTATGGCGGCGAAGATTTATGGCATCCCCGTAGATCAAGTTACCACCGGGGCAAAAAGCCAGCGGCAGGTGGGCAAGACCGTCATCCTGGGTGCCGGGTATGGGGTAGGCCACGCTAAGCTAAAGATGTTTCTCAAGACTGTGGCAGGGGTGGATGTGTCCGTGGACGAGGCCCAACGCATCATTAACACGTACCGGAGCACGTACTACCGGATACCCGAGTTGTGGCGGCGGGCGGATGACGCGCTGGTTGCGATTATCAATGGAGCCACGACCCAGATTGACGTGCCGGGCCTTATCCACGCCACGCCCCAAGGGATTACCCTACCAAGCGGGTTGCACATTCAGTACCCTGGGCTGGAGCGGGTGTGGGCTGACGGCAAGCCGCAGTGGACGTACCAATCCAAGGGCATGACGACCAAGGTGTACGGCGGGTTGACCGTGGAGAACTTTTGCCAAGCTGTGGCTCGGTGCATTGTGGGCGAACAAATGTTGAAGATCAGCAGTCGGTACAAGGTGGTGTTGACGGTACACGATGCCATTGCCTGTATCGCACCTGTTGACGAGGCCAAGGAAGCCCGGAGGTTTGTCGAGGAGTGCATGTCCTGGCGTCCGACCTGGGCGCAGGGTTTACCGTTGGCCTGCGAGTCTGGCATGGGAGCAAGCTATGGAGACTGCTAATCTGTGGTACCTTAACGGCCCTGTCGGTCGCCGTTTTATTGAGGATTCTGACACCGGGCTTGTGTATGCGGTGCCGGAGATTTTTGAGCGCGCCTCCGTGTCTGTGCCCATAACCAAAGAGACGTTTGATGCGCTGTATACCATGTGGCGGTGCGGAGCATCGTTCACACAATTAGCCGAGGAGCACGGCATAACCTCCACCGCTCTTGGGTGGCTGCTGGTCATGCAAGTTGATGATAGATTGTGCAGATACGACGTACACTATGGGGCTCAAAATCTACAAATCGGTTAACTCCCATGGCTCTTGCACACTCCTATTCAGCAATCAAAGACTTTGAAAACTGCGCACGAAAATACCATGAAGTCCGCATACTTAAAAATTTTAAACAGGAGAACACCGATGCCACGTTGTATGGCACAGCGGTGCACAAAGCATTTGAAGACTACATCAAAGACAAGACCCCACTACCCCCACAGTTTGAACAGTTCAAGCACTTCATCGAGCCCCTTGCTAACCTCGGCGGGGACATTCGATGCGAAGAAAAACTGGGTATCCGAGTTGACTTTAGCCCGTGTGGCTTTTTTGACAAAGATGTATGGTTCCGGGGCATCCCTGACTACCTTGCCATCAACCGAGAGCGAGGCGTTGCCCGAGTGGCCGACTACAAGACCGGGAAGTCAAGCCGGTATGCCGACTCAGGCCAGCTTGAACTCATGTCCGCAATGATTATGGCGCACCACCCCGAGGTCAACACCGTCAAGGGGGCCTTGCTTTTTGTCGTGGCAAACGATGTAATCAAGTCTGAGTTCAAGCGCGATGCGCTGTCCGAAATCTGGTCGAAGTGGGCAGGCCGGGCCGGACGTATTGAGCAAGCACTGGAGAATGGGGTATGGAATCCCAGCACCAGCGGCTTATGCAAGTTCTGCCCTGTGAAGACTTGTGCTTATAACTAGGAGGCCATATGGCTAGAGACTACGCGGCGGAGTACAAAAAGTATCAGGGTACTCCCGAACAGATCAAAAATCGCAGCAATCGAAACAAGGCCCGCCGGGTCTTTGAGAAGGCCAATGGCGACCTGCCGGGCAACGTGGATGTAGACCACAAACGCGCCTTGTCCAAGGGCGGCAACCCGGTTGCGCTGAGTAACCTAAAGGCTACACCAAAAACGGCAAATCGTAGTTTTGCCAGGACCAAGACCAACGGTCTGAAGTCTGAAACTTCTAAACGCGAAAGGAAGAAGTAAGCTACCATTTCGGGGCCTGACGAGCAATCGTTGGGCTATCGTTCTCCTCTAGTTTGCCGGGTAGTTCACTCTACCCGGCTCTTTTTGTCACATCAATCAACGCTATGCAAATCATCCAAGACAGGGCGCTACTGTTTAACACGCGCAATGCCGCTCAAATAACGGCACTCATCCCCAAAAGCAAGGTCATGTCCGAGCAAGATGGGGAATCCCAGGTACTCGTCAACTGGGACTTTGACGAGGTACAACTGCTACGCAACCTGGGCATCAAAGACGCACCAAGCCCCATCCTCGGGCGGTACAAGTGGCCTGGGGTGTATGTGCCGTTCGAGCACCAACGAACGACTGCCGACTTTCTCACCCTGCATCCAAGGTGCTTTGTGTTCAACGAGGCAGGCACAGGAAAGACCAGTGCGGCTGCATGGGCAGCGGACTATCTGATAAGCCAGGGTAGGGTCAACCGAGTGTTGGTGGTGTGCCCGGTGTCGATCATGGAGACCGCATGGCGGGCTGACTTATTTCGCACGGTGATGCACCGCACAGTGGCGATTGCCCAGGGCTCCAAGAAGCAACGGCAGGCGATTGTGAACGGCGACTACGAGTTTGTAATCATCAACTTTGATGGCGTGAAGGTTGTTGCAGAAGAACTTAGGAACGGCGGCTTTGACTTAATTATTGTGGACGAGGCCAACGCCATCAAAAGTGTGCAGACCGACCGCTGGAAGATGCTTGCAAGCCTTGTCAAAGCAAACACGCGGCTGTGGCTGATGACGGGTACCCCTGCAGCGCAGTCCCCCGTGGATGCGTATGGTCTGGCCAAGCTGGTCAACCCCAGTTCAGTGCCACTGTTCTTTGGCTCATTCCGCGACAAGGTGATGAACAAGATCACGCAGTACAAGTGGGCCCCCAAGCACGATGCCCGCGACACAGTGCACAAGGTATTGCAGCCAGCGATACGTTTCACCAAAGAAGAGTGCCTGGACTTACCCGACATGCTGTTCACCACCAGGGAGGTGCCGCTCACCGCACAACAGCAGAAGTACTACGATGCCATCCGCAAGCAAATGATGATGGTTGCCGCAGGCGAAGAGATCACCGCACCCAATGCGGCGGCGTTGCTCAACAAGTTACTGCAAATCTCCCAAGGCGCGGCCTATACGGACAATAGAGACGTGGTTGAGTTCGATGTGAGCAACAGGCTCAGCGCACTGCTGGATGTGATTGACGAGACCTCCAACAAGGTAATTGTCTTCATACCGTTCCGGCACTCGCTCAACATGCTGGAGGACGAACTTGCCAAGCGGTCCATCACAACTGAGTCCATACACGGCGACATAGCGGCATCCAAGCGCGGCGAAATAATCAAAAGGTTCCAGACCGAAGACGACCCCCGGGTGTTACTCCTGATACCCCAAGCGACAGCCCACGGGATTACCCTAACCCGCGCAGACCAAGTTGTCTGGTGGGGTCCTGTAGCATCAACAGAAATCTACATGCAAGCCAACTCCCGGGCACACCGGGCGGGCCAAACCAACAAGGTAACCGTCACTCACCTGCAAGGGAGTCCGGTTGAGCGCAGGATGTACATCATGCTCCAGAGCAAGATTGACATGCACTTGGACCTTGTTGAGTTATACAAACAAGAAATCGCTTGACAGCGTAATTTGACACTGTATAATTTATTTCATCAACGCAAATCAAAGGAAATCGCATGGACGCAAACCAACTGGTAAAGGTGTATATAAAAATACGCGATGCCAAAGACATCAAACAAAAACAAATGGAAGAGGAAGTTGCCGCACTTGAAGCGCAGCTTGAACTCATAGAGGCAGAACTATTGGAAATTTGCAAGACCACCGGTCAAGACGGTGGCTCCACACAGTATGGGTCGTTTCGGCGATCTGTCAAAACCCGGTATTGGCCGTCCGATTGGGACAGCGTTTATCGGCTTATCAAAGAGCACAGTGCGCCCGAGTTGCTTGAGCGCCGCATTCACCAGGGTAACTTCAAAGAATTTTTGCAAGCCAACCCTGACAAACTGCCAACCGGCATGAATGTGGATTCAAAGTATTCGGTCACCGTTCGTCGTGCACGTTAATCAACCAAAGGAAATCAAATGAGTAACATCTCTCTCTTCAAATCTGGCTCCGTCATCCCCGACTATCTGCGCAACGCCCCTGATGCGACTACCAAAGACATTGCTGGTAGCTCTGGCGGCAAACAAATCTCCATCAAAGGAGGCGTATGGCGTATGGTTGTGGGCGGCGAGGAAGTGGCCAAGAACGAAGACCGGTCTATGAACTTCGTGGTGGTTGCCAGCGGCAAGGGCATCACCCGCACCTTCTACGCAGGCAAATATGAGGAAGGCAAAGATATCAAGCCTGCCTGCTGGTCAGCGGAAGGCGTTGTGCCCAACGCCGAAGTCCCCGAGCCGCAGAGTTCTTCGTGCGCTACCTGTTCCCAAAACATTGAGGGCTCTGGCGAAGGCAAGTCTCGCGCATGCCGATTCAGCAAGCGTTTGGCTGTGACCGTGGAGAACGATATCAGCGGCAACGTGTACCGCCTGTCGGTGCCCGCCAAATCTTATTTCGGTAAGGCCGATGGCGAGAAGATGCCCCTGCAAGCCTATGGCAAGTTCCTGGCTGGACATGGCATCCCAATCACTGGCTTGGTGACTGAGGCCCGCTTTGACACTTCGGAGGCTGTGCCTGTGTTGAAGTTCCGCGCCGTTCGCCCGCTGACCCAAGACGAGTGGGAAATCGCCAAGGCCCAAAGCCTGACCGATGACGCCAAGATGGCCACTGAGTTCAAGATGGTTCCGTCAAGAGCAGAGACGGGTACCCAGCCCGCTTTGCCCGAAGCGTTCCAGCAAGCACCTGTGCCCGCCGAGGCCCCCGCCGCCACGACTGAGCCTGTCAAACGCGCCAGCAAGAAAGCCGCTGATGCGCCTCCACCTCCCCCCAAAGACGTAGCCTCTGTGCTTGCCGACTGGGGTACGGATGACTGAAGTCACAAGGGGGTACACCACCCTCTTTGTCCGTAAAGTGGAGGGGGCAGATCAAACTCTGCCCGTCATCCAGTTCGCAAGGCTTTGTATCGACCGGGAATTGCCGATCGCATCCATCGCCTTGCGGCTTGGTGTCACCCGCGCAACTGTGTATAACTGGTTCACAGGTAAAGCGACCCCACGGGCCCGACACATTGAGGCAATCAGGAAACTTTCAAAACGCTACGAAGCCAAAGCGCTTCGGCGTGGTTGAGCCGTGAGGACATGTGAACAATTTTCTCGACTCCGTGTTGCCCGCTCAGGGCACCTACTGTGCGGTTGGGATTAAAAGCAAGCTGGTAAAGCAGTCGTTTCACGACACTGTTGCGGATATTGATGCGGTTGCGGTTGGGCTGGATGCCCGGGGCGTTGATGCCTACTACGCACTCGCAAGCTTTGCCGACCCCGCGTTGGGGCGCAAGGCAGAGAACGCAGCCTACCTACGTGCTTTTTTTCTCGACTTGGATTGCGGCACTGGCAAGCCGTACAACGACTCGGCCCAGGCTTGCAGCGAACTGGGTATCTTCGTGCGGACTACGGGTATGCCCGAGCCCACGATTGTGTTTTCTGGCGGCGGTGTCCATGTGTACTGGCCCTTGCTTGAAGACCTGGAAGCTGACAAATGGCTGGGCATGGCCAAGCGCCTCAAGACCCTGTGCCGTGAGAACAACCTACATGCCGACCCAGCGGTGACTGCGGATGCCGCCCGCATCCTGCGAGTGCCTGGGACAAACAACTATAAGGAAGCTACGCCGCGCCCGGTGCGCATCGTGAATGCTGGCCTGCCGGTTGCTGTTGAAGATATTGAGAAGTGCCTGCCCCCCGCTCCGGTTGACCTGACTGCCGCCAAGCAGTTCGGCATGGACGAGGCGACCCGCAATCTGGCCGTGGGGGACTACCCCACCTGTGACTTCCTGAGGATTGTCCAGCGCAGCTTGTCAGGCAATGGGTGCGCCCAGATGGCCAAGGCCATCACCGAGGTGGCAACGCTTGAGGAACCCCTATGGCGGGCCGCGCTGTCGGTCGCTGTGCGGTGTGAGGACGGTCAACAGGCTATCCACAAGTTATCCAAAGGCCACCCAGGGTACAGCGCCCACTCCACCGAGGCCAAGGCGGCGGAGACCAAGGGACCATACACCTGCGATTGGTACCGCATCAACTATTCGGCAGGGTGTGCCGGATGTACTCAGCGGATATCCAGCCCCATATTGGTCGGCAAGCGCGTGGAGATGCCCGCCGAGACCGCCGCAGTGACGGTTGCAGTGCCCAGTGCGCCCCCTGCCTCACAGGCGTTTGTTGTGGAGACTTCGTATGGGGATGCGGACGAGGGCCAGGGCCCACGCATCACAGTGGAGATACCGCCATACCCCTACCCATTCTTCCGGGGGCCCAAGGGCGGTGTGTTCAAGCGCGTCAAAACCGAATCCGGTGAGGAGGTTGAGATTGAAGTTTACTCCCGCGACCTGTATATAACAGGGCGGTTCTTTGACTCCGAGGAGTTTGGAGATGGCCTGGGTGAAATGGTCAGCATTGACTTGCACATGCAACGCGATGGTATCCGCCGGTTCTACGCCCCGGTGGCCGACTTGTTTTCCAAAGACAAGATGCGGGACACCGTGATTAAGAATGGCGTAATGGCATATGGAAAACAACTGGACCCGATCATGGCTTACTTCTCAACAAGCATACGCAAACTGCAAGCGCAGTTCTCAGCAAACAAGACCCGCAGCCAGATGGGTTGGACTCCAGACATGCAGGGGTTCGTGGTTGGGGAGGTGGAGTACTCAGCCGCAGGCAACAAGCTGGCCCCGCCCTCAAGCGGAACCCGGCAACTGGCCCCAGCGTTCATACCGCGCGGCAACCTAGATGGGTGGAAAAAAGTTGTGGACTTCTACAACCGCCCCGGGTTGGAGCCTCATGCACTGGCTTTGTTCTTTGGATTTGGTTCGCCGCTGCTCAAGTTCATTGGCGGCACAGCAGTCAAGGGCGCGTTGGTGCACCTCAAGTCCAACGCATCCGGCTCAGGCAAAACCACGGCGCAGTTGGTGGTCAATTCGATCTTCGGCAACCCCACTGAGTTGTTGATGACAAAGGACGACACCTACGCTTCCAAGATGCACCGCATCGGCATGCTCAACAGCATTGCCTTCACCATGGATGAGATCACCAACACAACCGATGAGGAGTTATCGGATACCGCATACGGGGTGACCACAGGCCGGGCCCGGCACCGCATGGAGGCATCATCAAACAAGATGCGGGTCAACAATACATCGTGGGGCAACATCACTATCACTTCTGCCAACGCGTCCCTCATCGACAGGCTTGGCCAAAACAAAAGCACATCGGACGGCGAACTCAAGCGCACTTTGGAGATTGACGTACCTACGTTGCAGACCGTAACCAAAGCGGAGATTGATGAGGTATTCAGCACGCTGGGTGAGCACTATGGCATAGCGGGCCCCATCTTCATCCAGTACGTTTTGAACAACATGGATGAAGTCAAGACCATGTTATTGGAGATGCAAAAGAAGATTGACGATCGGCTGGTGCTGAACCAAACTGACCGGTTCTATTCGTGCATTCTGGCGTGTGCGTTTGTGGGTGCCATCATTGCCGACCGCTGCGGGCTCCACAGCATTGATATTTCGCGGGTGTACAAATACGCCCTGGAGGTAGTCGGCATCAACCGGGACGCTCAGATCAGCAGCATTGGCAGTCCCTTGCTGGTTGCCCAAGAGACGCTATCTGCATTCATTAACGAGAATGTCAACAACACCCTGGTTATCAACAGCCATGTTAAGGGAGCCGTGCCCCCCGCGCCGATCTCCAACCCCAAGGGCCCACTGCGCCAGCGGTATGAGCCAGACACCAAAGAGTTGTTCATCACCGCCCAGGAGTTTCGGTCCTTCTTTGCCAAGCGTCAGGTGGACGTGCGCGATGCCGTGCGGAATCTGACCAAGGCTGGAATCATCAAGAACAACGGCCTTGCTGCCACCAAGCGCATCGGCGCAGGAGCGATCGGCGGGCTGTCTGGGCTTAACGTGCGGTGTTACTGTTTTGACGGTGAGGCCATAGGATTAAATGAAACCGCATTCGCTGACCCCACAGTCTGACCCGCGTGTCATAGTCGTCCACGGCATCGAGTACTTTGTGTACTGGGACAAGCTGGATGTGGGGGCATCGTTCTTCTTGCCCACCACCGCAACCCCCAGGCAGGTAAAGCTTGCCCTGGGCCCCGCCCTGCGGGCACTTGACTATGAGGTGGAGCTACGCGCCCGTTGTGAATACGGGCGGTATGGGGTGCGGGTCTGGCGCGTTACTTAGGGTACTGCTTGCGAATCTCAGCCTTGGCTTCGCGCAACCAGCGGGTCAAGTCCACCTCGATCTTGCGGACTTCCTCAAGTTCCCGGGCCCGGTCTTCCTTGGACATCTCCTGGGCCCCATCAGGGCTGTTGAGGAACTTGCGGTAGGCCCGCGTTTTCTCAAGCTGCTCCAGGGTGGCATTGATGTACGGGTTGAGTGCCAGGGCTTGCTCGTGCTCAACCGCAAACTTCTCTGCCGCTGCCATGTCGGTCTTGGCCAAGTTGTTGAGGGTATTCTGCAATTTCCCAACGCGCTCACGCTCCTCGTAGAACTCAGTGATACGCCGTGTGCCCACGGGGTCAATCATGTAGTTGCTGAGCAGGGCCCACTTGTGCAGGGGGCGGTCCACCCGGGTCGGGTTGAGCAAGCTGTCGGTTGTTGCAGTAACCAGCGCCGCCGTGGAGCCAAAGTACCCGCGCAAAGCGTTGTCCAGCATGATGGGGGACACTTCTGCCCCCACAGTGTTCTTGGCAAACTCAGCCAGTTGGATGGCCAACTCGCTTGTGCCAGCAGATCGGCGTTGGCTTGCCAGCATCTGCTTTTGGTAGGTACCTTCCAGTTCGCGCCCGGTGAGGAACGAGTGGTTGGTGAATGCCTCCAACAAGGGTTTGACTGCCTGCGGCACAGGAGTTACCCGGCCAACGTACTGCTCAAATATGTACGTCATACCAGTCCGCATGGCTTCAAAGGCCTCCTGCTCCTCAGGTGTACCCTGGCGCTTGTAGTACTCCACAACACGCTCAGGTATGACCTTGAAGATCGCGCCCAGTTCGCCCGGCACAGATATCTTCTGGCCTCCGACAAACCAGTTGCTGTCGCGGGTACGCAGGTCGGCCTCGGCGTATTCTTCGTCCTCCTCGTCTTTACCCAGGGCATACATGGCGCTGAGTGCGGTGACCACTGCCGCCCGGTTCCAAAACAGTTTGCGGGCCTCGGCCCGACCCACTGAGGAACTTGAGTCTGCACCTGATGCGGCGCGGTACAGCACGTCCATACCCTGCACGTAGGCGTTAAAGAACGGGATGGTGGTGACCATGGCCCCAACGAAGTCGCTGGCCCCACGGCGGCGGAAGTTGATGAACTCACGGGCCCGGGTTTGCGCCAACAGCGTGTCCCCGCCTTCTTTAAGGGTCTGGTCGTAGATGGCCTTGCGCACCGCCAAGTCAGATGCTTGGGTGAACTCGTTGAGCCTGGACAAAAGTTCTTTGACAAACCCGCGTGGCTTGTAGCCCAACTCAGTCAGCAAAGATGCGGCAGGTTTACCTTGCACAAAGTCGTAAGCGCCTGCAATACCCATGGCCCCCAGTTCTTTTTCAATCGGGTGCTTGATGCCGCGTATTGCCGCAAACGCCAGCTTGGGAAAGTTGGTCAGCGACATGTACAGCAGCGCCCCCGGGCTCTTGACCCCCGAGGTAACGATCGCACGCTGAATATCGTCTGTCAACTGCTTGAGCGCAAACGGAGGCATTGCCGTCACGGTGGTACGCAATACATTGGAGAAGGCCCCCAGGTTCTGCAACCATGCCGCCTTGGGCGCGTTGAGGTCTTTGAACGCCAGCACGTCGTACTTGCTTGGCAGTTCCCAGTAGTTGAGTTCCCCATCGACGTATGCGCTGGCAGTGTTTGCCTTGCCCTGTGGGCTGCGATGCAGGAACTTGGCTTGCCCCATGCCCTCCAGGGTGCGCAACGTCTGGATGCGGGCATCGTTGTTGATCGTTTGGCCGACCATCCAACCCAGGGTGTTCATGTAGTTGTCGAACACGTTGCCAACCGGACGAGACAAGGAGCCGCGAAGCTCAGGGTCTTTGGTAAGCATTAGGGGAGAACGCCCCGTGGTGCGCTTGGACTTGCTGAACTTCTCTGCAAAATCGTCAATGCGGTCGAACGGCACATACCCAACCACGTCCTTCCATTTCTCACCTGTTTCGGGGGAAAGCCGTCCCACGGCAACCAAGTTGTCCACCATGGCAATACGCGCTTCGTCCATGAGTTTGTTCATGGCCTTGAATGCTGGGTCTGCGTTGTACTCGGCCACAAGCGCGGCCCTGGTCTGCGGGTCCATGTGGCTGGGGAAGTCTGGGTCTGCTTTGAGCAGTTGGTCCAAACGCACTGCCTCCAGGACGCGACTGGCGTACTGCGTGGCTTTCTCCTGCGAGTAGCCGTTGCGCTTGCCCCAGTCACCAATCATTTTGTAGATATCCGCAGGTGGGCGTACCCCGGATACATCGCTCACAACCCACAAACCTGTGATCGGGTCTTTCACAAAGCCGCCGCGCTGCAAGTAGGACAGCAGCATCTTGGTGTAGTCCTGTGCCTGCCGGTACAGCCCCATGGGGTTGAGTTTGCCAAGCGAGTCGCGCACTGCGCCGTTGAACCGCTGGGAGATGCGGCTCTCAATGGTGGCAGCAATGTCTGCTGTCTGCGTGCGGAATTTGGTACCCAGGTTTGGCTCGACACCTTGCTGTTTAAACCCGTTGATAAGGTTGGTCAGCCCAGACCGTTCCGGTCCGTCCAGCGGGCCCATGGCATCCACCAAGGCTTCGGTTCCGGGAGCCAGGGAGAACTGTTTACCTGATGCTTTGGCGGCCTCGCCCAACTCAGCACCTTTTAACCCAGTGAGGGCCCCGCCAATGCGTAGCAGTTCGGACAGCGCCGTGTCTGCCTTGGCAGACAACCCCAAAATGTCACGGATAAGGGTGACAAACTTGTCCCACATGTTGGAGCCTTTGTACGGCACCGTCTCCATGTAGTCCTGCATATCCCGGTTGGTCATGCCCCACGCCAACACCTCGTCAACATCGCGCATGTAGCGGGTACGCAGTAACTTCTCTGTGGCATTCAACGTTTCGCCCCGCGCGTGCTTGGCATCCACATGATTGAATATGGCCTGGGCCAAGTCGTACATATCGGACACATGTTTGCCTAAAGCGGTGTTAGCGGCGGAACGTAAATTACCAACTCGCAATGAACTCATTGTGGCGGCGTGCACAAGCTCATGCAAGATGACTTCTGGAGTAACGCCGTTGTATTTTCCTTCTGGGTCAGTATTCGGGTGGTTGACTTCAATTTTTATTTCGGACGCCAGAGTCTTCCCTCTGTCTTGGCGCATCGACGTGCGCCCTCTGGCCCCGTTTGAAAACGTGCCGGGGATTGGGTTACCGGCGGGACGAACCGTGAAGTTGCCAACCTTTACTCCAACCTTTTGCAATTCCTGCAAGGTGTCCGCGACGCGCTGAGCAATGATTCGTTGATCTGCATCGGGCAGATTAGCTGCTGCCCACTCAGAAACGTCGATCAGGTTTTTACCGTCAATGTCTTTGACCATAGACAACGCAGTCCTGATGCGCTTTGGTTCTTCTTTGGGCGGTGTAGGCGCTTCTTTGCGCTCACGCAAGTCCAACTCGCCTTGCCGCTCGTCCTTCTCTGGGGCGGGCGTGGTCTCTTCTTCGGCGGTGATCTCAGTATCCCGCTCGGCTTGTTTCTTTCTGCCGTAGGCAGCTTCTTCTGCCTTGGTCATGGGGAACAGCATGCCCTGCGGGCCACGGGTGATATCAGTCTCCCCCTCCTCCATACCAAACTCAGACGCGCCGATCGGCTCTCTCAGGCGCTCGGGCAGTTCACGGGTAGGCGGCGCTGTGCGGCGGGGCTCTGCGGTTGTTTGTGGGGCTGGGCGACTTGGCTTCCCGGCTTCCTCCATGGCAATGCGAATGCGCTCAGCCTCTGCTTTGCGCGCCGCTTCCTCTGCATCTGTTTCAGTCAGTGCACCGGGCTGTGTTCCTTGAGGTTCAGTTCTCGGGCTAACAGGTTGTCCAGTAGGAGCCAGTCTGCCGCCGACAGGTGCCGCAGGTTTTCTGGGGGGTCGGGGAGCGCGAGGTGGATTTGCGGGTGATCCGGCGGTAGGCTCACCAGAAACTCCCACGCTTGGCTCACTTGTTCCGGGCTCAACGACTGGCTGAGTTGCAGGTTTCGGGCGATTTGGGGTACGTACACGGGGGGCCTCCTCAAAAGCAGGTACATCAGTTGCAAGCAAAGTGCGCAATAAACGAGCGCGACTACCAGGACCTTGGATGAGGTCAGGTTGGCGCTTTACAAGGTCTGCAAGCTGTGACCGAGTGGTTCCCGCTACGTTTTTCATAACCCATGCTGCCGGACCGGCCTGCAATGGGATGGCCGTGAGCATGATCTCTTCGGCGGTGATAGTTGGTTCGGGCTGGCCAAACGTGGTTGGCTGTCCTTCTGGGTTGCGCCGCAACGGCAGTGTGAGTTGCTTGGGGCCTTTCTCTCGGAGGGTAGGTTCAGGGATGTCCCCCTGTGCAGGTTCTTGTGCACGGTCCGGCACCGGGGCTTCTTCTTCGGTGAACAAGTCGGTCTGCCCACGGGGCACGATGGGCGCAGTCTCTGCCAACCCAGGGAACTTCTTTCGGGCTTCTGCGTCTTCATCTCGCTGAGAACGGATTTTGTCCACCTCGTATACGCTTCGGCCTTTGAGTTGCTCGGTCAGGTCAGCGATGCGGGCCTTGACCTCCGGGGTTTTCGGCATGAGCTTTAAGCGCTCACGCTCTTTGACCAGATCAGCATACTCACGGGTGCCCTCAAGCCCCAGGTCTAACTGCTCTCCTGTGGGCTCAACCTCCGCAGGGCGGGCGCTCTGCGGTGGGACTTCTGTTGGCTCTATGCCAGCGGCCTTGCCGCGCTCCACACCCGCAAGCTGCTCTGGGGTAAACAGTTCGCCTTGGGTGCCTGGGGGAGCGTCAGGCATGCGTGGGCCACGGTCGGCAATGGCTTGGCGTTTTGCTTCCTCGTCTAAGGCTTGCTTGGCCAGCAATTGGTCTTGAGCCTGTCCTCTGGACATTGCTCCGGTGACCCCGCCGATCGGACCACCAACGAGTGCTGCACCATAGGCATTCTCAGCGTACTCTTTGTATGCGTCATCCCCGGTGAGCGGCAAGCCTGCCTGCCACCGTTCCAGAATGGCTTGCCCAACTTCAATGGGCATCTCTGTTGCGCCCCGCGCAACACCACGTCCTGTAGCTGCGGCCACCGAACGCTCGGCTTCCCGGACCAACTTGGCTTGCGTTTTGGCCGTCATAAGGGAGGCGTCATCGGTGATACCAAGAAGACCTTTGATAAGCCCCTTACCTAATATCAATGCTTGCCCGGCACTTTCTAACCCAGCCTGCCCAACGGCAGAAATGGCGGCTTTGCTTTGGTCGATGCTTACAGGTTCGCCGCGCTCTTGTTGCTCTGAGGCTTGGCGTTCTTGCATTGAGCCAAACATCTGGGGCAGAAGCGCCGTGGCAGCCCCAATCCCCCCGCCAACAAGCGAACCCATGCGGCCCAGCGGCCTGCCCGCCGCAGCACCCAAACGAGCGCCGCCAGCAGCGGTTGCAAACGTACCGCCTTGTCCCGCAATTGCCTTAGGTATTTGGGAGACAACTTCTCCCGCCGCACTCAGCAGCCCTTTGTCAGCATACGCCCGCTTGACCGCTTCCAGGGAGGGGCCTTCGCCTATTTTTTCAGCTATAGCTCGACTGCGCTCTACCCCGGCAGTGGCGGCTTCTTCGGGGGATGTAAGCGACCCAAACGCGGTACGAATTGAGGAAAGCGGCTGTTCAACGCCGCGTTGCAACTCCCCGAAGAACGAGGATTGCTTTGGAGCCGACGGAAGGTTGGGTATTTCCGCCTGTATCAGCGCTTCCGCTTGCTCTGGGCTTAGGCCCTCAGGGATTTCAAACCGCGCTATCCGCCCATCGGGCATTTGAAATCGAGCAATTGGCATGTTATTTCTCGTATCCTAAGAATTTTGCGCCGCCGGGGCTTCCTGCGCCGGGGGTCGTAGGCATTGTATATCCGCCTGCTGCGGCAAGGGCTTTACGAATGTCGTTCAGTTGAGGCTGCAACGCAGCGCGTTGTTTCTTCCCGGCGGGGGTTAGCGTGTCGTACTTGTTCATCTCAGTCAGAAGGTTGGACTCCAGCGCTTTGAGGCTATCCACTTGCAGCCGCTTATCTGCCCGGGTGTTGGCTTCCCTGCTGGTGATTGCCTGAAGCTGCGCTGCGAAGCGTTGGCCCGCTGCCGTTTGGTCCGCTGCCGCTGCCGTAGCTGCCCCAGTGGATACGCTCCCAGCCAAGGTGGCTTGGCCTTTTCGGTAATCCATCATCAGCTTGTCGCGCTCAGCCAGCTTCTGGTCGTGCTCTTTGATGCGGCCATTGGCCAGATCAAACTTGGCACCCATGGCCAGTCGGTTCATTTCTTTGAGCTTGGTATCCTGCTCATCGCGCATCTTGTTGTATGCCTCGTCGTCCGATTGGAACTTCTGACGCAACTCACGCGATGCTTTGCTGCCACGGGCCATGCCAGCACCGTAGCTGCTGCCAGTCAGCCCAGAGGAGAACTCCATGAGTTCGTCCCAAGCGCGGCTTTGTTTAGTTTTCTCACGCGCTGCATCCTCTTTGGTACGGCGGGCTTGAATCTCCGCCATGTCTTTTTGCGCAAGTTCCCAGGGAGCTTCCCCAGGCTTGACGCCTGCCTGACGCAGCTTGGCTTCTTGTTCCTGTTGATACGCTCCAAAGTCTTTAGTCACAGCGGGAAGCGTTGGAGCCTCAGACAAATATTGCCGAGCAAACGCAACCGCCGGGTCTTTGTTGTAGGTATCCAAGGCACCGGGACCAGCAGTAGGGCCAGCAGCGGGGCCAGCAGCGGGGCCAGCGGTAGGCGGACGTCCGGGACCCCCACTGGGCCCAGCGGCAGGCGGACGTTGCTGCTGTTGCTGGAGCATCCCAGGCAATCCAGGCTGTGGCGCATCAGTACTTATTCCTGCTGCTCTTAGCGCCATTGCAGGGGGCATACCTTGCTTAATTAGCCGTGCGTATTCAGCTTGCTTTGCGCTTTCGCCAGCACTTAGGTTAGAAGGCGGGCGCTCGACGGGAACGGGAACAGCTTTTGTGCTTTCTTTTTTGGGAGAAAACAGACTGGTAATAAGCCGCTCAACCATGTTTTGGTCAGGGGTGTCTCTACCAACAGCGTCGGGCTTTTCCGCTGCTTTAAGCGTTGCCACCTCCTCTGGAGATGTGCCATATAACTCGCCTGCAATTGATGCCGCTGCTAACGGCCCCGCTGCCTTGCGCAGTACTCCGCTTGTGGCATTAGCGCCCGTACCCACCGCATTGGCAGCAGCATTTACGCCTCTGATGCCTCTCTCCGTCATGGTGGGGGCTCGGGCAGCTTTGGGTTTTGCCGGTTCGGACGGCGCAACTTCAGGGGACACAGCCCCAGCCGCTACCCGCGTGGCGCGTTGCTCGTCGGGCGACAAGTTAGCAAACTCCCTTGTGGTCATCCCGGTCTTTTCTAAATAAGCACGCAAAATGGCGTCCGCGCTGCTACCGCCAGCGTCAAAGCTCACAATGCCACCACCAGCCATGCCAAACATATCAGAGCGCACAGGCACACCCATCAAGCCGCCCGATGCGGCCATCTGAACGTCAGGCTCCGCTTGGGGCTGCATACGGGGCTCGGGGAGCATCCCAGGCAGTCCGCCGGGAGACTGTTGTCTTTGCGCTTGGACGTTAAGCGTAGCAGCCTTCTGGCGAAGCTGGTCCATCACGCTGGGCTGAGGACCTTGGGCAGCGCCTTGCGCCAACCCGTTGGCTTGCTTGCTGGCTACCTTCTCGCTCAGCGCCGCCGCAGCCGCCCAGGGAGGAACAACGCGGGGGTTCTTACCTTTAGAGTACGCATCCAGCATAGGCTCCGGCACATACTGCAACAATTCGTCAAGATGGTCGAGATTCATTGTTGGTCCTTAATTGGTTTTAGCAGGGGGGTTAAATATCGCATTAAACTTTGCCATAAAGTCGGCGGTGCCTGTGCTGGACTTTATCAAGTCCAATAGCGGGTTGGTATTGGCCGTATTGACCGCCGTAGAGATCGGCAGTTTGTCCAACAACCCTATCTTGTATTGCTGCATTTGCTTGTCCCAGTCGCGTTGCTTCTCCCACTCTTTCTCGTCGGCAGTGATGCCTTGCTGCTCGATGTCACGCTGCGTGGCACCCAGATTTGCCAAGTCTTTGAGCGTATCGCGCCCGTAGGTAGCGCTGTATTGGCGTGATGCTTCGCCCGCCTTGTCGGCGTCCATGCGGCGAGTCTGGTCCGCATTAAATTGCCCCATAGCTTTGTCGTAGGCAGTTTCATACCCTTTGCCAATCAACTGAGATTGCTTGTCCAACAGGTTGCGTCGTCCTTCGGACTCCATGATGGCTTGGCGGCCACCGCCAAAAGCGCCCGCTTGGGCCAGTCGTGCATTGTCAGACAATCGAGCAATGTCCGCTGCGCGTTGTTGTTCCGCCAGTTGAGGCGAAAGCGAAGCGGTCAAGAACGGATTCATGTATTGTTTTGCGGCATTGGCGTCAAACGTACCGCCCGTAAAAGTACCTGGGGTATACCCGGTAGTGGCCAAATTGCTGGCTCCGGCAAACGCTTGGTTTTGCAAGTCAGACGCCCCGGCAGTCAGCGGCCCCTTGTACGCTTGATACGGCTGGTCAGCCAACGTTTGCGCTTTGCCCAGAGTATCAGTCACATAGTCTCCAATGTAGGGAGACAGCGTAGAGGACGTTGACGTATCGGTAGCGGTTGTGCCCCCGGCAAGGAAGTGTTGAACGCCGCCACCGCCAGAATAGCCAACGATACCGCCGGGCATGTATTTGTCCGGGTTGATCTGCCTGCCTTGCTTTTTGGTGCCGGTCCGGTCCATGCGGATGCGGTCCATCATTTGGTACAACTTCTTTGCCCCAGCGTCGCTGTTGCCGTTACCCAGATGGGAAACCACGTCCGCAGGAATCACAAACTCCCCATGGCTCAAAGCCGCAGGTTGGTTGTTGTCGATTTGCGCAGGCAACTTGTCGGCCATGCCATCAGTAGCGCCCCGCAGGTATTGTCCTTTTGCCATGTTCAATATGCCTCCTTGGGCCATGGTGGTCACGGGCTCGGCACCAACAATATGCCCGCCCCGATCTGCTATCGGCATTGCAAAATTTCCATTACGCCCGGCTAACTCCTCTACGGTTTTTTCTTTTCCGTATGGCGAGTTCTGCTTGTACCACTCCAACGCCTTTTCAGGAGACTCAATCAGAGAGGCTACCCCGGATGCGCCAGTAGTTGCAGGGGCCGTAGTCCCGGTTGTAGCCGCAGCCTTAGGATTCCAAGGTGTTGCCAACGCCGTGACCCCGGCTTTGGTGTACGGGTTTTGAGCATTCGCTGCCGTGGTGGGGGTGTACCCACTCAAGATGCCTTTGGCTTCGTCCCTAGCCGCAGTGTTTGCAGCATCCAGTCCGGCTTGGTCTTTTGCATACCGTGAACTGGTGAAGTATTGGCGACCTGCGGCTCCTGGGCGGCGGTTGGGGTCGTCATAGGTAATGGCTGCTTTGGATAAGGCGTAGGTTGGAATCTTCCCGGCATACCCGCCAGTGGTCTTTTGCTGAGTCACGCCCGTTGCAGAAGCCAACGCCCCAGCAAGACCGCCTAATGCACTCCAGTTAACCTTTCCATCAGCCCCGGTAAATGCGGTCTTGAGAGAATCTATGGTGCTTTTTGCAAGCCCTTTGGCTGCGGCCCAAGTACCAAATTGCGCTTGGTCGTCGATAGTTGCCCCGGGACGGAGGGTTTCAACCCGGGCGCGATAGGTATCCCAATCTTCGTTGGTGACATCGCCGTAGTCTCCAGCAGTATCCCCGGCGTTACCAGTTTCTGTGAGGTCCACTCCGCCAGTGTCGGTGTCGCCCGCGCCCGTGCCGATTTCCCCAAGGTCTACTCCGCCGGTAAAAGTGGTATCTCCAATCAGGTCAAAGTTGTCACTGTCGTTTAGGTATTCGCCAGTGCTGTCGTCAAACCACGCTCCTAATTCGTCTTGCACCAAAGCCATATCAATTCCTTCTCAGAATATCTAACAGTTCATCTATTGACCCGCCTTGGGCCATTTTAGATGCGGATTTTTGTTTTGCAAACCGGTCTACATTAAACTCGCCGGTAAAGTCAAACGGCTCTGACGGGGTGTTATCCACCACCGGAGCGGGGGCTGGAGCCTGCTGCCCGCCCATGGACGCCAACAACGCAAAAAGCGCCATATTGTTTGGGGCAGCGGGCGTAGTTGTAACCGGTTTAGTGGTCGTGGGCTTTTTGGCCGGGGGTTTGATATTTGGCAATTTGCCACCCGGAAGGCCCGGAAGCTTTAAATTCCCGGTAGTTGTATCCGTTAACCCGGTCCAAGATGTGTCTGTTTTTTCCGTAGACCCAACAAGATTTCCGTCGCCGTCAAGTGTTAATGTAGACCCGTCGTCGCTTGTATAGGTGTAAGTGCCAGACGTGGGGTCGTATTTATAGGCTCCCATGCCCGTGGAGTTTTCGTTGTAGAAGTCGGTGTTAGTGTTGACGTTACCTAAATCCTGGTTGCCGCCCCCAGTCAAATCCTTGCCAAACTCCGCAACGCGCTTAGCCTGCTCGGCCTCTTCGTAAGCCTCATATTCTTCAATGCTGTCAAATTTTGGCAGTCCCACGATCTCCCGCATCTGATTGATTTGCCCCAAGAAATCGCCAGATTTGCCTTTTTCCATTGCCTGTGCAAGCCGCTGGTCTTCAGCGGGTTTGGTTTGCGTGGCGTCTGTGCCCGTAACGGTGGTATCCGTTTCGCCCGTAGCGGTGTCTGTGCCCGTAGCGGTGTCTGTGCCCGTAGCGGTGTCCGTGCCCGTAGCGGTGTCCGTGCCCGTAGCGGTGTCCGTGCCCGTCCCGCCTGTTAGGGTGTCATCGCCGCCTTCAGCGGGGTTAGCTTGCGCTATTTTCCACGCGTTGTATTCGTCTTGTGTATACGGATTTAGGCCGATGTCTTTTCGGAGCAAATTGATAGCCTCAAACTCATTTCCCGCTTTTAGATTTTCAATTGCCGAAGATAGATTGTTCTCTTTTTTTACGGGCTCCGTGCCCGTGGTGGTGTCTGTGCCCCCAACAACTTTGGTCAGATCAGTGGTATCAAAGTCATCGTGCAGCCCGGCATTGGTAAGGTCGTCAACAACAGTTGTATCTTTGGTTGCGTCAATTTTTTCCTGGTCAAGTTTGGCCTTGTAGTCATCAGCGTTAAGCACTCCAACTCTTTTATATTCTTTCCACGTTTCGGGGTCTGTAACCCCTTGGTTAAACGCACTGGCCAAGTCAGTGTAACTAGCCCAGCCATTTGCTCGAGCACTTATATCGTCGGGCAGAACATCAAGTTTGTATCGGAGTGAGTTTACAGTTTCAGCAAGTTTTGACGCCGCAGCGTCTCTTGCAGCTTGTTCCTCTGGGGAGTTAATGGGCGAACTCATTAACTTCTGAAGCTGGTCGTTATTGGTTTTGTATTCCTCTTCCGTCTTGTTTAGCAACGAGCGGTCTTCGGCAGTGCCCGTGGAATACACTTTGTCGTTGACATAAACCTGTTGTTTTAGGTCCTGATACCCAAGGCTCTTTGCCTGTAACTCAGCCTCTTTAAAAACTTTATCAAACCCCTGGTTAAGCAGTTGTGAGGCCGCGCTTTGGTCTTTGTTAAACGCGACTTTGAATGCGTTGACTGCTGTGCTCTGCTCACCTTTGGATAACGTGTCCCACCCAGGAATCTGGGCCATAGCCAAATTCAAACCGTCGTTGGTAATTGCGCTGGTAATAATTTTTGCGCTGTTGATGTCGGTTGTGCCGTTTTGAGCGGCAGTAACAAACATCCCCCGCGCAGAGTTTGCTGCAACCCGTGCCGCCATAGCCGAATCAGTGGCTCCTCTGACACCCGTGCCCGCAAACGTTTCCCCCGTGGTTATATCCGTTTGCGGGCCGAGGCCCGCTACGTTACTTGCAAGCCAATCCCCGCCCGCTTGAATGGCGTAGGCTTTTACGCCTTCCGTCAACCATTCTTCCGGGCTGCTGTTTTTACTGGTTACTTTGGCTACCCCGCTTATATAGGGAATAAGCTGTGGCTGGCCTGCGGCAATAGCGACGGCAATTGCCGCCCATTTAACTGGGTCTTTCCCTATGTCGGCAACAATATTTTTGGTAACTTTGCCCGCCGGGGTATCTGGGTTAAATACGTTTAACGCCCCTAAATCTTTGACTGCTTTCCCTACCGCAGAATCAGAGTTCAGCGGGTTAGCTGCGCCAAGGCCAGGGAGCCACGTTGTCTGGCTGTTATGAAATGGGTTGTCAACGCCTGGGATAAGCGACCCACCTTCCTGCCCCGTTAATTGCTTCCAAAAGCTCATATCAACCCACCTTCCAATTCGTTCCGTCTGAATACACGGGGGTAGCCACTGCCCCGCCAGTCACCACAGTTGCCCCAAATGTGGGAGCTAACGCATCGGACACAAACGACCGAGCCCCTTTGCCAAGGGTTACCGCGCTGGGCAGTGTGGCCACTGTATATACAGCATATAGGGTGTTGCTCTCTGCAACGAGGCGTTGTGTAACACCGTCAATCTGGTTGAAATACAGACGCAGAATGTTGTTGAATTTGTCGAAGTCCTGCGCCAAGTAGTCTTGAGGCGATACAGGTAGCGCAGGCGCAACAAAAGGCACCAGTCGATTGTCGTAATTCGTAGCCATCAGCGCCGCCCGTCCGGTCGTATGTCGAGACGCGGAGACCCCAACTGCCATTGAACATCAAAGGCAGTAGAGCGGACCTCCATCACCATCTGACGCCCGCGTACCCGGATATTTACCTGCCCGGTAAATTGCTCAATCTGCACCGACGTGCCGGGGTTGGTCTGGATCACTGGATAGCTGTTGGAGCCCCCCAATGCTTGCGGGTCGTTGTACCCTGAACCGGCGTTTATCAAAGGTTTGAGCGTCATGGTCACAGAGGGCGCAGCCGCAGTTGAGTTACGGAAGGTAATGTCAGGCAACATACGCCAAATGAACGCCACGTTGTTGCCGTCGTCAATGTCAAACTCAGCCGACGAAATGTATGCTTCGATTGGCAAAGACGTGGCGGTGGTGTCGTCGTTTAACCCAAACTCGTGGTAGACAACGTTGTTGCTGTAGGTCGCCGCCATGGGGTAGTTGCGCAACCCAGAGTCCAGCCATGCGGTGCGGCCCAGATTGCCGTAGTACCAGACGCCTGCGCCGTTGTTTTCAGTGTAGTTGAAGATGACGTATCGATCCACCACAGTAGAGTTTTTTGAGCAATAGAACCACCAAACCTCATTAAAGCCTTCATTGGAACCAGCAACCACTTGCGCCGCTTGGTCCAAATTGATATCGGTGTATATATACCGCAACAAATCGCAGCGCAACGTTTCCGTTCTGCCGTTGTACTTGTAGAACTTGTCTACGCCCATCCAGTATGTGGTGCCGGAGGCCACAGCCGCAGCGTTTTGGCCAATGATGGAGATGTTGTCGGCCAAGAGTTGCGTGCCCCACCAAGGCTCAGACTGAAACGCCTGCATGGAATACAAAGTTGAATCGGTCCACACCAAAATCTCCTGCCGAACTTGCAAGACGGTGATGATTTGGGAGCCATGTGAAAGCCGAAGAAACCCGGCCTGACTGGTTGGCGTGACTTCCCAAGAAACCACAGACTCTGCCGCACTCCAGCGAATCAGCATTGGGTCAAAGTTTTGCGGAGCTAAGCCATACTCAGTAGTCCCAAACACCATAACAAACCGGCTGGTATCCGTGACTATGGAGAAATTTTGTTTGGTTGGGGCAAACCCGTCTGCCCCAGGCAACGCCGTAATGTTGACCCCCCGAGCACCAGTGCCAACTGAGGCATCCCAGTAATACAGCGGCCCCCCGCGAGGACCAAACAAAAGGTCTTCGCCAAAGTTAGCCTGACTCCACAAACGCAAGTTTTGAAGGGATGTTGATGTGCTGTTCCCCCAAGTGCCAGAACCCCAACCGCCCGCGCCCCAACCTGTAAGCGGGTTGGCTATGTCTGAACCAATGTTGATCTGATACGCCGCAGCCACTATTGCTCCGCCGCCAGTTGTGCTGGAAGTTGCGGCTACAGTTGGCACCGCGCCAGTAATGGGAGTTTGCGCGTTGATGAAGTAAGTTCCAGACGGTTGGCTGGCGGTAATTGTGGTGCTGGCCGTTGTCTGGGAAATGCTCACTGTGTAGTTGCCCGTACCCCCAGTGCCCGTACCAAAAGCAGCAATAACCGTCCCCGCGCTGACCCCAGTGCCGGATAACTCCATACCCACATACAGCGGGTTGGACGGTGCAGTGGTTACGGTCAGTGTTGTGGCGGCGATGCTCCCAGTGAAAGTAGCGTCCGTGCGCACAAACAGTTGGTATTCTTTATTGAGGTCGAGGCCAGCAACCGCAGTGCCGCCGCTGAATGTAACGAAGTCTCCAGTGATGTAGCCACCAACAGCATCAGTCACTGTCACAAAATAAGTGCCGCTAAATGTACGGAACGGGTTGTTGGTCATGGGCGACACTGTGGCCCGCAGGGGGGTGATGTCGTAGTTGGCCCCGCCCTGGTTGATGTAGAACTTGAGGTTGGTGCCGATACCCAACAGGTTTTGGAACCCCAGCGTCACCCAGTTCCACAGGGACCGGCATGTGCCCAGGAAAGTTGAGGTTGCGGACGCCCAGCCTCCAATCTTCTCAGGCGTGCCTTGGCGGAAACGAACTTTGTCGCACTCATACCATCCATTCTCACTGGTATAACGAGTGTTTTCCTTGTTTATGCCGGGCTTGAGAAGTAGTTTTTTGAGTGGCATTTTTAACCCTATGACAAAAACATGGCCCGTTCGTCAATCCGACGCTTTTGCAGCCCTTTGAGTATTTTCCCACCAGCCATGCAATACTTCAAGAGCTCTTCCGCAGCACCCGCTTTATCACCCCGAAGCAGCTTTTGACGAAGCGTTGAACGCTGGAGTGTTCCAAGACCGACATTGAAACTAAAGCTAACAAGGCTATCATACATACCTTGTGTAAGGGGAACGGGGCAGAACTGAGCCACTCCAC